TCGCTACGATCAAAGTAGCAGCTCCAGATTCTAGGCCCGCTACCTGAAGCGGCAGTAGCCCACTCAAGGCCAGTGCCGCCTGCAGCAACCGTCAATACCTTATTGGCATCTCCAGAAGCATACTCAGGAGCAGCTTCAGTAGTTCCATCCATAAGGTCAGCCAAAGGCGTATTGCCTGCGGTGTTAACATCAGAGATGTCAAGCTGAGCTGGCTTAAATTGAGAGCCGGTCCAACGCCAGACGTAGCCTGATTGCAGCGTCTCGTTGTTGGGGGCGCTGAATGCTACTTGTGCGCGGTCGGTAGTAAAGTCCCAGTTGCCCGTAGTGTCAGGAATGGTCGGAGCATTAGCTAGATCCGAGTACTCGCCAGACAAAGCCACATTAGCAACGTCACCAGAGGTGAGGAAGTTAGGCGCTTGGTTAACGAAGTCTCCGCCCGAAGCCACCAAGATGTCGCCATCCGTCAGGGTGCTAAGCGTAACGTCGTCAAGACCGCTAATGTTAGTTGCGCCACCGCCGCCGCCAGAGCCTCCCGTAGGAGCCTTCCATTCGGCTTCGTTAGCGTTGTTGACAGTAAGCACGTGACCTACCGCAGCTGCTGACGAATCAGGGACTTGGCGGATGCTGCCAACCGTGCCGGTCAGCGAGCCAACTTCGCTGTCTAAGGTAGACAACGAGTCAGACAAGTTCGTAATATTGCTAGGAGCATTACGAATGTCAGCGTCCAACTCAATCTGGAACGAAGAAGCACCCTCAAGGAAGGACAGCCCGTTTCCAGCAAAGATTTGGATGGTGCCGTCATAGGACGTAGATCCTATACGCAGCGAAGATACTCCTGCTGCAGTACCGCCTCCGGATCCTTGGCCACCAAGGGCCAAGATTCGCGCATCAAGATCACGAGCCATCTGAAGCAGCTGCCTGTCACGAAGGTTAGATCCTTCGGCAGGGGCTACACCAATGTCAGAGAACTGAGTGCTAAGGTCGGTAGCAGAGTAGTCAGGAGTAACGGAAAATTGAATGATGTCTGAGTTAGACAGGGGGATGTAAAAGAACACCTCGTCGCTAACTGAATTGTAAGTGTAATCAGTACCCTCATTAAGGGTAGTAGTATCCCCGAGGATTGTTGTTCGGGTCACAGTAACCTGCAAACCAAACTCCACATCTGGGACGGTATCCAAAGCCGACGCGCTCAACGAAGGAACGTAGTCAGCAGGTACCAGCGCAGGAATACTAGGAGAAACAGAAAGTGTAAGTGCCATAGTATTCCTTACTTCTTAATAATGTAATGAACGCCAACGAAAGGCTGACGAATATCAACGGCTGTTTGCGTACCGAAGCTCTGGCTTCCAGTAGGTTCGTAGATCGTAGATCCGGTTTTGTAGGAGCCACTAGTTGACACGCTTACGCTAACGGACTGAACCGCGTCAGCGCCATCGTTACCGGTTCTAAAGGTTCTTCCAGAAGTAGAAGCTGAAGCCGACTGGACTCTGGTAAGTTGGTGCCTGTGCGTAGGCAGGTTACTGCCGTCCAGCATAACGCTGTCAGCTCCGCCAGTACCACCAAGCTCAGGGCTTACTCCATTGACACCTACGGGAACGCTGCCCCGCATGTCAGGAAGGTTAAAGCTTGCAGCACCGGAACCACCAAAGGCAGTACCAATAATGTCAAAGAGATCGGCAAAGGTTGCGTCTGACGTAGAGTCAACCACAGATCCGTCACACAATGCCCAGCCATCAGGCAGGTCAGCGGTCGAGCCGCACCACATAACCATCGAACCAGCAGGAGCTGCCACTGGATCGGGCCCAGTGTAGCTCAGCTCAACGTCGCCACTGGTGTTTGTCACGCCAATCTTGCCGTCGCTGTTAGAGATGGTCTTTACTTCATAGTCTACAAGAGATCCTGCAATGTCGTTAGCCACTTCAGTTCCACGGAAGCTGCCCAAAGCAGTATTAAGTGCAGTCGTATCAATGATGTTGTTATCGACAAACCATGTGGACAACTCGCTAGCTCCATAGAAGCCAGTGGTATTGAAGTTAAGGATCAACGTTGAGCTAGTACCGGAGGATTGCGCGGGCTTACCGTTGCCAAACTGGGCATCAGTAAAGCCACCGCCCCCACCTCCGCCGCCACCAGTAGCGGTAGAGGAGATGAGGAGATCGCTGCCGCTCACTGACATGTTGATGTTCGAGCCTGCGCTTACCGAAGTAAAGGCATCGCCGTCAAATGTCAATGAGACTTCGCCGCTGACCTCAGCCAAGTCATCTTCGACTTCGCTGAGTCGGTTCATAACTTGGATGTCATTGGACTTAGCAGAGATCGCATCAGCTACACCGAGGTCGGGGAGCGATGCAAAGAAAGTATCAGGAGTCTCTCGAGTTACCTTGAGAGATTCCAACGAAGAAATGGTATCACCGACAAGGGTAATGCTTTTCACTTCTTGGTCAAAAATGTAGTCGTCTCCGTAGGTAAGCGCCGTTGCAGAACCTGCAGCGTCTAGCTTGAAGACGATGGACTGCTGCTGGAGCAGACCATAAGGGTGCCAGTCAATAGCGCTCACGCTGTAAGGGCCTGAGCTGCCATTGCCGGATACTGTAATTGTAGTAGCCATTAGTCAATCGCTGTGTCACGGTTCGTCTGAGCCATGACACGGGCCTCCACGTTAGTGATGTTAACTGGGATAAAGCCGTCGGTCCTGATCTGAATCTGAATATCATCAGCAGGGCCCGAGACCTTAGCTTGCGCTTGTCCGTTCTCTTGGTAGTACTCACCCTCAAGAGTAACGAAGGGGTTGGATGTACGGTACGGATCAAAGGTAGCCTTGGTTTCGTATCTTCCACGTCGGGAGATACCAAACTCATAGGTACCAGATCGGTAGTGCCGTGTAGCCAAGTCCTTGATCTGGAGTGAGGTGTCGACAGCGGTGTTGTTGCCGTCGCGTAGAACGAGGGGTGAAAGCTCGGCGAGCATCTCGTAAGAGAATCCAAAGGTAGTGTTACCTCCAGAGTAGTCTCCAGCTACCTGCACTACCCAGTTGTCGCCCGAGGCGAACGAGGTGAAGGCAGGGAACGACTGACGGCTAGGCTCGTATACGCCCACAGCTCCCGTAGGATCGAAGGGCAGAGTCCAGCTGGTCTGGCCAGACACCGAATCATAAGATCCCGGGACCGAGACGCGAGAATCCAAAAGGATGTCGTCAGTTGTAATAGCGTTAATGCTCATGCGCTCTACCTTTAATCCGCCTGCGGTCTGCAGGACGAAGTATACGTAGGCGCCAAACGAGTATGCGCTCACGATAGGAGCGCGGAAGGTCCACTTACAGAAGCTAGAAGCAAAGTCTCCTTGCTCGTTAGTAGTAAAGCGCCGCATCACGTACGCTGTGCTTTCGTCCCCAGCATTGTCAGTAAGAAATACTACGATGTCTTCTTCAGGTACGGACACGGAGTGCGTAACGTTCTGCGGGAACCAGCCTAGCACGTGAGCGGACACATCAATCGAGCGGCCTTCACCGTCCGAAGCCTTACCCGAGTAAAGGAAGAGCCGACCTGCATCAGAGAAGAAGAGGTAAGGACCAACCTTGAAGGGCTCAGCTGCGGCGGAGATGGAGTGCTGCGATGTAGCATCCAGTGCTGCGGTGGCAGGGGAAATAAAGTTGTCGGCTCCGGTCAGCACAAACTGCTGGGAGCCATCGGTACCAAGGAACAGGGCGCGCTCAAAGGGCACGACCCAGTTCACGTTGGATGCGTCGGAGTCAGAGATAGACAGATCCAAGGGGTCCTTGTCGCTGACGACTTCGGAGTCGTCAATAAAGAACGCATACTGGTTGCCTGCCTGCGAGGATACAATTGTGGTGCCAGAGGCAAGCCACAGTCGTCCACGCCAGTACCCCATACCAGAGATCTTAGCTCCAGTAGGACTACTCGTACTGTAGGGAGACTCCGTCCGAGCGAGGAACGAGGGACCGGGATTGGTCACATTGGTTCCATTAAATCGGGGAACGAGCGGCATCTGTCCCATAACAAACTGGGGAGAGTCTGGCTCGTTGTTAAATGCAATAAGGTGAGGGAACGTAGCACGGTCTAACACAGAGCCCAACTCAGGGGATCGAACCCGCTGGTAATAAGGCAGTGCGTTGATTTCGTCTGTCCCGGTGTAGTAGAAGTTGTACTCAAAGTCGCTATTGGCTTCGTGGTTAAACTTATTACCGAGTTCGGCAAACCGTTCTTGAGTAGCACGAGCTATCCGATTAAAGTACCGAATAGGCAAGGGCTTAAACTTAGGCTCGCCGTTAGTAGCAAACTGGATTTCGCCGTAGTCCTCTGCGGCTGGGTCGTCTTCAACTTCGAACTCAGTACTTTCTGTTTTCCGGGTAGGAGACACAGGAGTAGCAATGGTTCGGTAGTGGCCAGCAGGAGCTCCAGAAATTCCGTTACGAACTTCGAAGATAAAGCCATCGCCCAAGTGGGGAGAGCCAAACAAAGAAGAACCTACGCGATCGTCAGCAGTGCTGTCGACATTAGTAGTATCGTTGTAGGCAAAGGCCCACTCGACTTCGCCCGCGCCTTGCCCATGAAGAGCAACCATAGCTGCTCTAATTTCATCCGAGTTTCGAATAAAGGGAGTACGGAGAATAGTATGGGCATGCTGCGTCAGGCCGTCGTTGTACTTAGACACAGTGTCCAAAGCTCGCTGAGCATCAGGAGCTTCGCCCAACTCATAGAAGTAGTTGGCTGCGATGGTGTCCTGAGTGTCTACCATAACGCCGTTGTCGGTGTTAGGTTTACGGTCAAGATATGACGCCGCCTTAAAGACGAGCTGGTCTCTGTCAAACGCCCGGTGAATGTATTCTTCAGACACGGGAACATTAAGAGCAAATTCAGTGTTTCCACTAGAAGGCCCAATGGGACGTCCAAGAGCAAACTCAAGATCTGTTTCAGTGCCTCCGGCCAACTCAACGTTGTCCGTAGGACCAAAGCCCCGACCAAAGCGGGGGCCGTAAGTGGAGGCATTCGGATCATTAGTCCGGAAAACAGACTGATAGTCCAGCTCTGCGCCTTCGTCGACAGTCTTAAACTTAGCTTCGACTTCGGTGTTCAGGACGAACAAGGAAGCCTTGACTCGCACCATTCGGTAACGTTCAGTAGAAGGAAGAGTTCCTTGACGAATATAAGAAACAAAGGATGCCTCTTCGTCAGAGGAGCCAAGCCAAGATTCCTTGTTGCCTGTAGAGGCGTTAAAGATCTGGACTACGTCAGCATCCAGAACTGCGTCTGGGTTGATGACTATAAGGGCAGCTTTGCCTTTGCTCATGCGGAACTCGTAGAACACAGCGTCGTTGGCTGCGTCGTAGCCAGAGAGATCTAAGAAGCCTTTCAGCGCTGAGTCAGCCAAGGGCATAAACTCAGTAGACTGTCGCTTCTGTAATCCCTCTTCAGCGGAGAGGTACACATTGTTAGCTTCCTCTACCTGATCAGGTCTACGTTTGGTAGGGGAGCTTTTACTGACCCCTCCCATCATAGAAGGAATCTTTATAGAGGTAAGTGTGGAAGCCATTAGAGTCCTCGTCGTGTGTTATCTGCGGGGTTGCTTCCGCCGCCGTAAGGGAAGCGGCGGCTCACGGCGAACAAGCGTCGTGGGTCGCTGCCATCAAACAGGTTGCGGGCTTTGTTGTTGAAGTCGTTGGCCCGGCTGTTGATGCGGGACAACTGGGTGCGCTGGGCCATGAGTCCGTCGACTGCTTGGTCGCCTTGAGTGGCGAGCTGGTAGCGTCGAGCACACTCTTCCATGATCATGCGCTTAGTTGCGGGGTTCAGGTCTTCGAAGTCAAGGTAGACTTTGAGGACCACACGGAAGCCGCCTTGGTCTTCTACTTCGCCAGTGCTGTACTCCGAGAAGTCAAAGGACTGGGAGGTGACGTTGTAGAGCTTGCGGTCCCGGATAGCCACATTCATCTGGCCTTTGAGTTCTCCGCTGTTGTCAGTCACGATAAGCTGGTCGCGGAGGTAGGCGTCGATGGCGTTAGCTGGAATAGGGACAGAGTTGTCCGCTAAGTTCAGTGGGATGATGGTCTCGTAGACGTTCTCGTCCAAGCCCCGCTCTTGCGATTCCTTGGTCACCACGTCAAGCATGAAGAGAGCCATCGTTGTGTCTGTGCCGAGGCCAGCCCCTGTAAGGGCGACTACGGGTTGCTCTCCGGCTTGGACTAGCATGTAGTTCACCGCCTCGAGTTTAGTAATACCGGCCATGTTGGCCTCCTTAAGTTAGGTTAGTGTAGTTGTCTAAAAGAACCCCCCGCCCGGTAAGGCGAGGGGAACGTGTAGGTTAATCCAGAGGATTAGGCAACATCGAGGTCTTCGACGTTGGTGTAGAGGGCTTCAGCGCCAGCGACGGTGCCGGATCCGAGGACCACGGAGCACAGCTCTGGGCGGAGCACACCAGCACCCGAGTACATCGAGGCAACGGTGAAGTTGGTGTTACGACGCACGTCTTCGACGGTGTCGACCTTGAGGCCTTGCTTCTTGATGGAAGCCACGCCTTGGCGGGCGAACATCAAAGCTTCGACGCCGGTAGCGTCGACCAAGTAGTTGGCGTCCTTACCGTCGGCGGACAAGTCGCCGGATGGCAAGTGGTTGCTGCTCACGATAGTAGCACCCATGTAGCTCAAGCTGCCGGAGAGGGCAGGAGCGGAGGTTTGCGTACCGAAGAGCGGCGAGGTGCCGTTGGCACCGAAGGTTTCGTCACCAACGGTAGCAATACCGAGACGACGGATTTGGTTGAACATGGCGGGGTTGACCACGACGTTCAGGCCCATCTCTGGGATGTCGAGCTGACGGCACTTGACCAACTCAGCTTCGATAGCTGCGAGGATCTTCAAAGCACCAGCTTCGCCGGACAGGGCGTCGACGGCGGTGTCGTCATTTGAGAAGCAGTAAGCGGTACCAGCGTATCGGGTGTCGAAACCACCGACGTTAGTGGCGTCTGGGTCTTCCGTGCGGACATGCATACGGCTGCCGGTTTGGGCACCCTTCACCAAGAGGCGGGCGATCTGGCGATCACGCTCGTTGGCCAAGGTCAGACCAGCTTGACGAGCCAGCTCGGAGCGGAACTCGAATTGCTGGATCATCACGTCGATGTTATCGAGCTCGAAGTGAGCAGCGATGGGTCGACGGTCCAAACCAATAGTGAACTTGGTGGTGGACGATCCGCCGCCGCCGAGCTCTTCGCCAGCTTCCCAAGCATCCTTGAGAGCAATGGTGCCGGTCACGGGGAACTCGACGGTGGTGCCGGAAGAGATGGTGCGGGAGTCGACCATACCTTCGAACGTGTTGTACTGATCGTAAGCATGAAGGACTTCGCCGGACCAAGTTGGGATCCAGAGGTCGCCTTGTGAACCAGCGGAAAGTCCAGCGCTGGCAACGGTGGCGGGGTTCGAGGTCACGGGCGTGACGCTGTCGACACCCCAGCGGTTCATTGGGTTAATGTTAGATGGCATTGTAATGTTTCCTAGTTAGGAGTTGGTGGGCCTGAGGCCCGGTTCTTAGTGTGAGTCTGATAAGTTCCACAGCGCTTGATTGTTCCCTCGAAGGGAGTCAGCTTTCTGGGGGATCGCTAGCTTGGCTGCTGGTGAGTATGCCCAGCATAGTCGGCAGCGTAGGCTAGGTCAGCCAGAGTGTGGAGGTGACTCAGCCTCCGTAGACCCAAGGGGTCATGGCGAGCCGCTGTTGAACTTGCTGCTGGAATGCAGGGTTCGAGCGGTACTCAGGGTTGGCCATGTCGGCATTCATCTCAGCAGGCGACGAGTAAGCTTGGATCGTCTGTGCTGCTGCGGCGGATGCGACGCGACCGGGGATTTGCGACGGCTCAGTTGCCGTGCGAGTTTGGGACATCGCAGCTTCATACTGAGCCTGCAGTCCACGGAGTGTGTAGCTGGCCATCGGTCCTGACAGAGCGGCGTTCGCGGCGGCGCGCTCATCAGCAGACAGATTTTCTCCAGCCCACGAAAGAATGTTATTGAGGTTGTCTACGCCACCCACTGCTTCAGCAGAGGATTCCATAGACGCGGTTTCGGCAGCCTTGAGACCGGCCATGTAAGTTAGGACCATGTCTTCAGTAGCGCCGGGGAAGGATTGCAGGATGTTGCCCATGGTTTCTTCGGTAAGGGTACCGGTTTCCATGAACTCACCAGTCCACGCCATGCCTTCCTCTTCTGTCATGCCAACCTCGTAGACCTCATAGTCACCGTCTTCGCCTTCAGCCGCTTCGGCTTCAGCTTCTGGTTCTTTGATTTCGAGGCTATCGGGCAGCTCGCCTTCTACGGCTTCGCCTTCAGCTTCGGCAGCTTCGGGCTCACCAGTAGCCAAGCGTGCAGCCTCTTCGGCGCGCATCTTGGACAGCTCTTGCCGAGCTTCGGTGTACTGACCTTGGGCTTCCTTCAGGCTATCGAAGTAATCTCCGAAGTCCTTGAAGTTGCCGGGCATTGCGACAGCGTTTGCTTCAGCACCCTTGACGAACATCTCGCGCTCGTATTGGTACTGCTGAGCAGCTTGGCTCAGTTGTTGTTCCGGTGATGCGGGAACTTCCACAGCTGGAGCCTCGTTGACAGGGATAGCACCTTCGGGTGCAAGGTTGCCAACGGTAGTGCCTTCAATGTGCGAAAGCCCATCACCATTATTAATTTCAGTCATAGTTACTCCTTGGATTGAGTATTACTGGCCCATCATTCCCTGCATGGCCTGCATAGCAAGCTCAGCATTCTCTTCAGGGGCTTCAGTGATTGCTTGTTCCATAGCAGGCTGTGCTGCTTGGGCCACCGATTGGGCGGCAGGTTGAGCCATGGCTTGTGCCATAGCCGCATTTGTTTCTTCAGCCTTAGCTGCTTCTTGTTCGGCCATGACTTCTTCTTGCGGTCGGACCCACATGCGTGGATCAAAGCCGAGCGAAGTAATCAGGGCAGAAGCGTAGGCGTCCCATCGGAAGTTCTGGACAGCTTCAGGTGGAAGGTTGCGCACCATCTCACCCATCTGCATAAGTCGTTCACGATCGGACTCGCGGCTCAAGGCTTGGAGTCCAGTCACGATGTCAACCGAGAGCACTCCTTCGTCAGACTCAAACTGTTCTTTGAGACGAGGATCAACCTCTTCGCCATCCACCATCAGATAGAAAGTACGGCGGACGATAGGTTGGAGGAGGTCACGGGCGATGGAGGAGAAGACACCGCCGAGCACTTGCTCGAGTTCTTCGCCAACCATACGCACTGCCGTGGCAGTAACACGATCGCCTTGAGGGATGGCAGCTCCGGACATGAGGAAAGCGCGTCCGACTTCTTGCCGCATCTTCTCGACGGCGGTCGAGGTGACTTGGATCTGGGGGTTCATTGTTTGGGAAGGAGACAACGTAAACACGTCCTGCTGCCGGGCTGCAACCCATGCGCCGTTTGGCTGGGATGCAATGTCGTCAAGGGCGGTGATGCCCGATGGGTCAACACCCATCCAGAACGACGACCCTGCAGCGAGTCCTTCAATAAGCGAGGCAGTGTAAGCCTCAAGCGACTTGATGTCGCCGATGTTGCATTCGACGTGAGAGCGACCGTAGTTCTCTCCCACGATAGCCTGCCAACGGAGGGGGACAAGAGGGGACACGGCGTACGTACCTTCGGTGATGATCTCACCGTCCAGCTCTGTACACACGTACCACTTGTTCTTGTCTTCTAGCCAGATGGCTCGGTGATACAGGCAGTCGTAGCCTTTCTTCATCACCGTGTTGGATCCGGGGATCACAGGCTTGTTAGGTTGTTGAGCATTCTCGGAATGCCCGTGAGCCGCATGCTCGAGGTAGATGACTTCAATCACCTCACCCTTGTAGTCGCGGCGGACAACGTAGTGATCCAACCGACAAGTGCGGAAGGTCATGTCGTCGTCTAGGATAATGAGAGTGTCTCCCAGCACCAGCAGTTGCTGCAGTGCGTGGTAGATAGTCTCTCGCAGGTTCTTCTGCGTAAGCTTCTTATAGACTTGGAACGACAAAGACTCGAGGTACTCAGACGCTTCGAGTTCCAGTGCTTCTCCGCCGGGCGTACCGAAGCGGAAGAAGGGCATGTCGTTCAAGGGAAGGAGCGCGGACATCATCCGGCTAGCCAAGGCGTTCACGCCACGGGCAGGCACGGAGGAGTACGGAGGCTCCAGTTGTTCTGTTTCTGACCACCCGTGAGGTGGCAGGAGTTCAGGCAAAGTCAGGGCAGCACAGCCACGGGCGCGGTCGAGCTTGGCTCGCCGCATGCCGTCCAGTGCGAGGAAGCGTTCCGCAATAGTCTTTTCAGCCATTGCGTATGCCATCAATTATACCCCGTGCCGGAGATCGCAGAGTAAGCTCCGCCAGATTGAGCTGCCTGACCAGCTGCCCTGCGCTGTGCAGAAACAGAGTTGACAGTAGCCTTCTGGGCTTTCTCTTGGTTGAGTCGTTTAGCTTCGGTGTTCTGCGCGACGGCAATAGCCTTTCGCTTTTCTTCTGCTGCCCGACGTCGTTCTCTTCGCCTTCGGCCATCTTCTGCTTCAGCGGCGGCTTTCTTAGCGTCTGCTGCTTGCTGTGCCAGTTTAGCGTCGAGCTCTTCTTGTGACAAGCCGGGGCTTGCTTGGGGTTGTACGATCTTTGGTTTCATAGTTAGATCCTTTTCTGAGTTGCGCGTTGGTTCTGTTGCTCTTGCTGCTGCCGCACAATCGACAGCAGTTGGACAACAGATCGCTGCCCAGCAAGGTACGCACGGTCCCACTCGCTAGCGGTGAGGTGTGCGTCATTGATTTGAAATTTCTTTTGGAGGGCTGTGATCAGCTCCTCTTCGATGTGAGGGTACTCGTTCATAGTAGTTTCCAGACGTCATCGACTGTAAGATTACTACCGGGTATTGATAGTATTCGGCGGACAGTATCGGAGCAGTATCCTGCACCAAGTGAGACGTTGAATCCTAAAGCCCTAGCACACGATGCCCACCATAGGCGGAACGCATCGAGCCGTTCGGTCTCGTAGGATTGAAAGTCTAGGAATGTCTGTCGGGTGTAGCCACAGTCGACCACGTAGTCAGGGCTCTGGTACCATGGATGCAGTAGGCTGATGGGTTCCCACCTGTTGCCCTTTCGGTCAACTCCTAACATCCAGTCGCCAAGCACTACAGCACAGTGTGCTTTCTCGCTTGTGGTTCCAATCCACCAGTGACGATAGTCACCGGGCAGTTGGTCCCAGAACCAGACCTCAACCTTCGTCAGTATCGGTCTTCTTTGCACGACGAGGTGCCTTCTTCTCGGTAGCCTTTTCGGCTACCTTTTTTTCTTTTAGGATTTCCGTAGCAGTCTTGATGGGCTGCTCGGGTTCTTTAAGTTGTCCAAGCTCCTTGCGAAGTCGTTGGATTTCAAGCCACATAGGCTTGATCCATGGGTGAGCATTCCGTACGCCGCCGATGTTTGAAGTCAGGGCAGCCTCGATCATTGAGATCTGCTCAAGTCTTGGGTCTTTCATATAATCTCCTTGGTTGGGACTGAGTGTAAAAAGAGAGACGCATGGCCGCTAAGCCATGGTCTCCTTGGATTTAGTTGTAGCCCGACAGAACTTTAGTAAGTTCATCGAAGCCGTATTGCTCCCACTTAGAGAGCACGAGGGTCAGGTCTCGCCAGTTGACGATGCCATCGCCGTCGAGGTCGCCCGCCACTGGGCCTGACAGTTCCTGAAAGTGGAACGGCAAGGTCCGGCCAACGCCTTTCTCCACCCGAATACGAGCAGCGCCCTTGAAGGACCACTGCGCATCGGCGGGCAGAACGAACTGAGCAATCATGTTCGTTCCCATGTGATCTCCAGCTGGCATCTTGAACCATCCTTCTCCGGATTGGTTCCAAGTGTTGCCGAGGATACTACGGAAGCCCGGAGTCTTCATCTCTCCACCGGTAGTGTTACCGATGCAGACAAAGCTATCGTCGGGGCCAGCAGCACCTGTCGGAAAGTTAGCTGGAAAGTTAGGCTCATCCTGCACGAGCGGCGCAGTGGAGACGAACAAGCATCCGCTGTCGTCCATGTCGCCTACTGCAGTGATGAACTCCTCGGGGCCAATGCCCTCGAGGAAGCAGCGGTACTTAATCAGCCCGCCGTCGAGAGTTTCTTTTTCGGTGTAGCAGTTCACTGGTTAGGTCCCCATCCGCCAAGCACTTCAAGGATGGCATCGAAGCCATCGTTCTTGTACTTGCCTGCTGAGATGTCAGAGATGACAATCAACAGATCGCTGAAGTTGGTCACGCCATCTTCGTTGAGGTCGGTTGGGTTTAAGTCCACAGGGAACACGAACGTGGAGTAAGCGTAGTCCTGTCGGTTAACGCCTTCGTCGCACGTGGTCTGCCCCGGCTGCGCTCCACCCAAATCTTCGTACGTAATGTAGAAGTTAAAGCGGGCACGCTCGATCGGGCCAGTCACTCGCATGATGCGGAACTGTCCGGGGAACTCGGAGCTCTCCCAGCTTACGCCTGCAGGAGTGCTACCGAATCGGATCAAGACACCAGAGTCGCGGCTTCCCGGTGAGGGGTCGCAGCGGTAGGTATCAGTAATTTCGTCAAGTGCGGACTTCGCTATGAGAACAGAAGAATTGTTCTCGCCGGGCACGCTGGGATACATCCAGTCAGCCCACTGCTCTTCCATCTGGGGGAAGATAGGGCGATCATTCTGATCGTTCAGGATGAACGGAGCGCCTTGCAGCAGCCACGTGTCAGCCCAGAAGTAATCAACAGCTTGGAGATCCCAGCGTCGCTGCGGGAATCCGTTACTATCGATGTACCACTCAACAGGAATTGCCCGGTTAAAGTACGACGTGTTGAGGTAGTTACCCAGCTGGCAGGCCCACCACTCGGGGTCGTTCTGCCAGAACCAATCGTCCATACCGGGCTCGGTACGGATGTCTGCCTTTGGAGCCCATGGGTTATGGTAGTTGTACCAGAGTACATCCTTGCCGCTAAAGTTGCTGAAGCTAATGAGAGCATTCTTGTTCTCTTTGCCTCGGGTATTCAACGGGCCAGACACATTGTCGGGATCGCAGATCCAGTAACGGCCTGAGTGAAGGAACGAGGGCACTCGTCCGTTCGTATCGAGGTACACGTCATAGGTTCTGCCAAAGGGCGTAAGTCGCCCACGGTCCACCATCTTTACGATGCCGAACTCGAACTCCCCGCCCACCGGTTGCGCCAGCGCAAGGCTAGCAAGAGTTTCGATAATCATTATCTTCTCCTTGGGGGATAGATTAGATGGCGCGGCGGATTGCGTCTTGAAGGTTACGCAGTCCACGTACGGCTCGGCTTGAGACGTAGTTGATTCCGCTGATGGGGTACTCGACCGCAGTAAGCAAGGCGAGTTCCACTCGGCGGAGGAAAGTAATAAGCATATTAATCTTCCTTTGTAAGTTTCCATAGTAGGAAGCAGCCACCTAGGGCTACTATCCACCACGGTATTGCCGGAGGATTGCCAGTCAGTGGCGAGCCTACGGTCGTGTGTTTCTCTGGGCGGGTCAACTCTTTGACGAGAGCGTCGTCCACCTTTAGTGCTTGACATCCTGTCAGCACCAATAGGGCAATGTATTTCATCAACGTGCCCTCGCTGATCCAGCGCCAAAGTAGAATCCAACAATGGCCAACAGCACCTGCCGCAATTCGGGGATGAGCAGGACGCCATAGACTGTGGTGAATTGTTTGAACGATGGTAAGTCAATCAGCCCGAAGAACAGGCTGCCGATTTTCTTGTCGTGTTCGACGACCACCGGCAAGCCCCACATGGGGGCAAGCAGGGGTACGAGGACAACGCTGAACAAAATGAACAGCACGATAAGACGTCGGGCAAATTTGCCACCGTCCTTGGTACGGGCGGCGGCGCGGTCTGCGGATTCCGTGGCGGCATTGATCTTGCCAATGGCCGCCATCTGGAAGTCCACTTGTTGTTGCGACCGTATCGCAATGAGCTTCATCACAAAGCCAGCGACCATGCCGCCTAGCGTAGTGATAAGCTCAGCAGTAAACATATTATTCCTCTTCTACGATTCCGTAGGAGTCACCCTCTGGTTGGGCTTCAGCAGCAGCAGCTGCGGCAGCCTCAGCGGAGGTGACGAACAGCTCTGCGATGGCGTCAATCTGGTAGGCCAAGCCAACCAAGACAGCACGGTCACCGGGAAGAGCGTTCTCTTGTGCTGACAGAACTTGTTCAGTTGCTCCGTTGAGTTTCCTGACCAACTCCGTAAGAGGGGTTGGAACAAAGTCCACTCGTGCGGTCTCGAAGCTTTCGACGGCTCCGATCTCAACAGTTTCTGCCTTATTGATTTCGATATCTGGGGTGTCAGTTGGTTCCATGGTTTCTCCTTGGGTTGGAACATTGGTCTCCGAGGGTGTCCCTAAGGGCCCCAGCCTAGGTTGGCTAGGGCCCAGAGGGCCAAGGAGATATAAGGTTAGGTGGATAGCTCAGGTGCATACTCGTGTAGACTTAGGTTGTCTATCTTATGTTGCGCTATCCTACGGGTCGGACAAACTTGGTAAGCCGTATTACGTTACTTCCCAAGGCAAGATGTGCGTAATCTCGCCAGTTTCCTTGTTATATTCCTCTGGTCTGAGGAGGTGCAGGCACTTGTATTGTGACGCAAAGTACTCATCTGGGTCGCTGATTCCCGCCTCATTGATGACCCGATCTCGCTTCTCGACGTACCGTTTACCGGGGTTGAGGAAGGCATCTCGGTTCTCTTGGAGGATGCTAGGGAAGTGCCAGTTCTGTTTCTTGGCCCATGCTTCACCGCGTCCGAGGATGCCCCAGATATGGTCGGTGCTGTCGCCAGCAACCATCTGGATGCGCTCGAATGCAATGGCATCTGCCTCGCTGACCTCGACTGGGCTGTCCTCCTTGCGGGGGTTCCAGTGCCAGCCGGGTACGGTTCGCATGTCCTTATCGATAGCGATGCAGCACCAGCCTTGGCACAGCATCATTGACATCAGGTCATCGGCCTCGAGTCGTGGGCGTTCGACGACCATCTCGGCCCCCTCCCGAAGGTAATCCATCGCGTCAGAGAGGAACTGAGGCTTCGGTTTATTATCCCGATTAGCCTTATACAGTGGCCAATGATCGCGGCGAAAGTTATCAGCACGGCTGCAACTAAAGGCCACAGCCACAGTATCAAAACCACGAGACAGATCTTTGAGATCATGAGCAATCCTATCTTCGAGCCAGTCGAATCCTTCGTTTTCTGCGAAGCAGGCAGCGGTGTACGCTACCCAGTCGCCGTCGATTACAGCTTTAGTTGGTTTCATTGTCATCCCTATCTGAGTCGTAGTCCCACTCTTCGTCGTCGTCTTGAAGGTCAAAGAGCTGGTCCATTACGTCTTCGAGTTCTTTAATCAAAGCCTCACGATCTTCTTCGCTGAGGTCTCCAAGCTGGTGCTCGGGCTCCGGTACGAGGAGCATGGTGCCCAGCAACAGCGGGGCGATGGTGTCCAGCATCTTGTTGCCGGTCTTGGCAGTGCCGGAGTTGTCGAACCAGTAGATTTTGTCGGCACTGTGCGCACCCCATGGCATCTCGGTACTGAAGAACGATTCGAACTTCTTGCCGGTACCTTTGGTGCGGTCGATGGCCTTGGCCAGCTTCTCCGATTCATGTCGACGGAAGCGAGCGTGAGGCACAGGCAGGCGGTTGCCAGCCGTGACGTGCACCACATCGCCGCCCATTTTCAGGATGGTGTCAATCTCATTCTGGTAGCGAACGTCATCGATGATGACTACAATTTCCCAGAACTCGTTGCCTTCGTTCAGCAACTTGTTCTCGAGTTGAGCCAGCTCATTGATCTCTTCGATGGTCTTCTTGACCCAGTAGTCTGGATCTTTAGCTCGCATTTCAGCACCGTGAGTTTGACAGAACTCCCGGTACTCAGCAGGGTGTGTGTCCTTAGGGAACCCAGCCTCTGCACTGGCACGCTTCAGCGCGCCCGCAAAGGAGACGAGGCGTGGTCGTTGGCCTGCGTCGAACGCAGCCTTGGCCAGCCTGTCAGACAGGTAGCTTTTGCCGCACCGGGCTTGGCCGGTGAATCCAATAACTTTCATGTTGCCTCCGGGGCTAAAGGGGTTTCATAGTAAATAGTAAGTCCGAGTTCCTTGGCGTAGGCCCACTCCCAGTTAGCGCCGGGAGAGGCCTCGTACCCGTCAAGCATGTACAGGGCATCTACTTCTTGGATGGCCCTCAGGTCGCGCCTAGCGGCCCGCATGTAGTCCTGACGTGTGAACTCTCGGGTAGGAGACAGGCCTTCGTTGCGGTCCATCTCTGCAGGATTGACGACGTCCCAACCAGCTGCCCGTAGTTGGGCAGCCTTGCGGTTGAACGCGTCGTATCCATTGTTAGGTAGGCCGGACATAGGTCCAGCAATATAGATTCGCATTAGTGGCACTCCGACCAGTTAGCTCCGATCTGTGCCTCAGAGTCGACGGGCATGCGAATGCCCAGCTCCTCGCCAGCAATAACGGAACTAGATGTAAGGATCTCACACAGCTGATCAGCGTCAGCAGGGTGGCACTCCCACTGCATCTCGTCGTGGATGAAGCCAATCTGCCGGGCACGGAGCCCAGCCTCAGCTACACGGCGGTTGGCCGTGATGCACCACACCTTAGAGATGACAGCGCCTGCCCCTTGGAGCAGGACGTTGAGTGCCTTGTGAGCGGATCGCACAGGTACGATCCTATCGTCGAGCAGCTTGATCTCTCCAGCGGAATCGGCACAAGCAACAGCTTGGTCGATTACTTTCTTGAGAGCAGGAATGTTCTGGTAGAACGTATCCTTCAAGCGCCCACCCTTGGATGCCGAGCCACCCACGATGCTTCCGATCTTGGCGTTGCCGCCACCGTAGATCAGAGCGTAGATGAATGTCTTGGCTTGGTCACGAGTATCCAGCCCTGCCGCCTCTTGGTTGGCAGTGTGGATGTCGCCGTTGAGGATCAGGTCTGCGTAGGCACCGTCGTCAAACGGAGCCATGTAGTGGGCCAGACAGCGCAGCTCAAGGCCGCTAAGGTCTGATCCTACCTGAACCCAACCGGGGGTAGGCTGCCACAGTGAGCGTGCAGCCTTGTCCCCTGAGACTTGCTGGACGTTGGGCTGGGTAGCAGCCGTACGACCAGTGACTGTACCAAGTGTCTTAAGGGTACCATGGATACGTCCGTCCCGGCTGTAGCCAGCTCGGGCGTTCCAATCCTCCACCTGACCACGGAGTTTGTCCGTGTCTCGGTACTCCAGCAGTAGCTTTGCTTCTGGGAAGTCGAGGCTCTGAAGAACTTCGACATCACAGATAGGCTTGCCTGAGGCCTCGTTGACCTCGGCTTGCCAGCCATACTTCTCGTTGAGCCGCGATGCGAGCTGAACTGAGCTGCCGGGATTGAAGGGGATCATCTTAAACTTGTTGGGGCCACGCACTACCCGTTCACGGATAGCGCCGGAGCCCTTGCCTTTGATGTCGCCTTTGGTAGTGTACTGGTGGCCCGTCTCTGGATCCTCCCAGTACTGAGGAGACTTCATCTCCTCCTTGATATCAGGGAATGCTTTGCGCAGGTCATCTTCGATGCCTCGCTTCTTCATAAGGATGTCGATGAGCAAGCGCTCACCACCGTCGATGTCATAGTGCCAGCCGGTAGCGGTCTGGTCACTGATGATACGAGCGAAGTCGTGCTCAAGTTGCAGCACTTCACGTGGTACACGAGCCTTGACCATAGGTGCAAGGCGTTTGAAGATGTCGAGGTTAGCTCGAACATCCTGCTGACAGTAGCTCAACATCTCTTCGTTGAACTCTTCCCAGCCGCCACTGTAGTCAGCCTTCTCGTTACCTCCGAAGAAGATACCGAGCTGCTTGAGACTGTAGCCACCTACTGGGTTGTTGCTACGGTCTGGCCACATAAGCTGCGTCATTGTAAATGTATCTACCATCTTGACAGACTCAGGCAGGCGGCGTCCGGTGATGCGTTCCATCACGGGAATGTCGTACTGCATGATGTTGTGGCCGATGATAGTCTCGGCGGAACACATAAGGTCCCACCCCTCATCAATCTGGTGAGGACGGAAGGTGTGCATCTCGTTGGTCTGGACGTTGATTGCAACGAGGCAGTGCACCTTGCTGCACTCAGGAGTGGGCTGTCCCTTTTGGTCCAGCGTGATCTCATGAAGGCCATTGCCTTCGATATCCCAGACGTAGTGAGCCATTAGATTCTCCGTTCGATGAGTTGTTGGTTGATCCAGTCAAGCGCAGCCTTGAGGTCCTCGTCCATATAATCGAGGCGTTGGGGGTGAGTCATGACCAGTTGCAGTAATTCAATCAAGCCCATGGCTTGTGATTCAGTAAGTTTACTTGACACTTGAGAACTCCGGGACGTTGCCGCCAAAGTTAGGGTCCACCTCAGAGAGGCGGGATGTAGTTGCATTATAGAACAGACCAGTTGCCACACCGGCACGGCCAGTCAGACGGTTCTTCAGCACACGCACTGTAGTGGTGTTGGCTTCAGTCTCGTCCTGTGCCTGACGGTCCCGCTCCAAACCGATGACCGTGTTGGGCACCGAAGCGAGCGAGCCTGAGCCACGAAGATCTTGCAGCGTGATGCGGCTACCTTCTTCGTATGACTTGTCAGACTTACGGAGCTGCGAGATGATGTCGATGTGGACGCCAGTGCGTACACACAGCGAGCGGCAGGCCTTCATGATGTTATCAATCAGGATGCGTTCGTTGTTCTGATCATCAGCCTCGAGCATAGCCGTGGCTGCAGCAGTGATGTGGTCGAGCACGATGACCTTTACCCCGAGGGATGTAGCCATGTACTCCATGCGTGCCATGAGGTTAGCCATGGCGTTGTGTCCTTCGTGGTCGTACACGTAGAACCCAGTATCGCCGAGCCACTTCTGGGCACCGGCGTATTCTTCTTCAGTATAATCCTCAGCAATGTTGATGGCGACTTGATCCATGCCCATGCGTTCACGGAGTTCGTTCATCATCTTGCCTGCACGGATAGCCCGCACTGGCTTGCTGATGTGGAGGGAGATGAGGTCGTCGATGGTTTCCATCGGCGTCTCTTCCAGCATGATAGCACCAACCGACCGGCCTTCTGACAGGTGGTGGTACATCAGCTCACGGACAATGGTAGACTTACCAGAGCCAGTGCCCGAGGTCCACAGGCTGATCTCTCCTGAGCGTTGGCCGATCAGGTAGTCAGTGAGCTGTGGCCACGGGAATGCCCAGACCTCTTGGTCCTTGAGATCCTTCTGCGCCATCACGTTGGAGACGTGGAGGATCTCGTCGGGGGAGTAGAGTTGTGCTTCCCAGACAGCAGTAATCAAGCTTTGGGTTTCGCCTGCGAGCAAGTGCTCGTTGGCGTCCTTCAGCATGGTGCGTGCGATCTTGGTCTTGCCGGGGGGCAGGATGTCAGCGACAGCCTTGGCTGCCTCTCGGCCTGCCTCGTCGTTATCGAATACCAGAACCACTTCTTCGTAGCTGGCCACGAAGTCCAAGTTGTTCTTTACATCTCTCACTGCAGAGGCAGCACCATTTGGAAGACTGACCACTGGCCACTTGTTCTCCATCAGCTGGCTGACTGTCATGCAGTCGATCTCCCCCTCGGTAATTATCAACCGTCGGCCACCCTTCTTGAAGAGACCCTGTCCAAACAGTTGGGGATTCCGCGAATTGCCATGCCATTTGAATTCCTTTGCTCCTACTTTGCGGAGCTTCTGGGCGACGAGTTGTCCGTCTGCGTTGAACGCATTCCAGAACTGGAACTCTTGGTCGCCGGTCTTAGCAGACTTGTAACCGTAGAGGCGGCAAGTCTTTGCATTGATTTGTCTTTGGCCGAGGTCAGCAAAGGCACCGTTGTACGGAGACCATTCGCCTTCCACCTCGATCTTCTTAGCGGACTTGACAGACTCGCCGTCGCCTTTCTCATGGTATCCGCAAGCAAAGCAGTGGCCGTGGCCGTCGTTGTAGCGTGCGAGGTTGTCGCCGCTGTTGTCATTGCCTTCTTCTCGGCACTGAGGACAGGGCTCTCGGTCGACCACGTGGGTCAGTTCAAAGTCTTCTTGGTCACACATTAGTCT